CACATACTTCTTCTGTTTTATAGGATAAACAAGAAGTTCTAAATTCATCTATATTATAAACCTTAAATGTTTCTTGTAATTTTCTTTTCAGGGTTAAATTTGGAGTAGATATAAACTTCTATTTATTTGAATATGACCCTTACATATGGTCGTAGTAGAAGTGGAACAAGAGTAATAAAAAAGACAAATAAATATCCTTATAAACGCTTTAATTTATTATGTGCTATAAGTGCTGATAAAGTGGTGGGTTGGAAATTATACCCTGAAAGAAAAGGTGGCGTAAAAACAACCGATATATTAGAATTTTATGACGAGTTTATCCATTCAAAATATAAAAATTATTTAGTCATAATGGATAATGCTGTAATTCATAAATCAAAAATAATAAGAGAAACCATAGAGAACGATAATAACCATTTGTTATATTCTGTCCCTTATCATCCAGAAACCAATTCAATAGAAGAGTGTTTTAGTCAGTTAAAGCATTACATAAAAAAGGAAAGCCCAAATACTTATGAAGATATTTATAATGTAATTTCAAATATTTTAGAAAAGAAAATAACAAAGGAACATTTAACAAATTATTTGAAACATAGTTATAAAATATACAAATCATAACTGCGTTTTGTCTCATTTTTCTTTTTGGTCGGTGTAATGTAAGTAATCGTTGGAAGCTAGTGGCCCTTGCTCCGAAAATTCTCCTGTAGCAGAATATCTGGATGGATATTTCATTAGATAAGGATAGTCATTACATTTGTACTTATTATTAAATTGTGCTCTTTGTTGGTCAAAAGAAGTTTTCCAGGTATTCACGCCAAAATTTGCTTGAATGGGTTTATCTAATTTATTTTTATCATTAACGTACAAAGCCGCAGCAGAGCCTATATCAGACGTTAACGTTGAATAGTTTGGTGTAACGCCCATAGTTAATTTTCCCGCATCGTTATCTCCTGGAACGCAATTATTTGTTTGGGATAAAGGTGGGGAATAAGGATTACAACCAGGACAATCTTGGTCAGCGGTGCATTGTTGACCTGTAATAGAACATCTTGCTGCTGGTCCACATTTATTATCACAGCTGTAAGTAGTGTTTATAGGCATAGAAACCGTTGCTGATAATTCTGTTTGTCCCGTAGTTGAGGTGTTTACTGGTTCTAAATTGTTTATTTTATTTTGAAAACATTCTTTGTAATCATTCTGTGTGAGATAATCAATCCATGAAAATATGATAAACAATAGAACGCTAAATAATACGAGATATATATAATTCATATTTTTAATCATATATAATTTGCATAGACAAAAAGAAAGGAATGCAATCCTAAATAAACGTAGATTGTGAATTTATTTAGGATTAAATATTATTTTATTATAATAATGAGTACATCGGCACCAATCAATAAAAGTAAGGATAATATACTATCTAAATTCAAAAATTTTTTAATGGTTGTTATTATTTTGATTATTCATGTATTGGTGTATGTATGTATAGGAACAATTGTTTTGTATGCATGTAAAATTTCACAGTCAAATATTTTGCCAACTGATACAGATTGTTATCCTTATACAACAAAATTTCCTACTTTTTATAGTCCAGATGACCCTGATAAACAAGTAGACCCTGCTGATATTTTATTGAACATATTTACCGCGATTGATCCTGCAACAAAAGAAAAAATTTCCCAAAAAATATCTTTCCCGTATGATAAAACAAATATGAAAAATTCAATCTTGGATTTTTTGACTATGATAAAAGAGAACGGTTTTGGAATAACGAATTATTTTGTTTCCATTTTAGAAGAAATGATTGCCTTTAATTATTCCAACATACAATTTATATTAGTGTTAGTAAATAAGATACTTCCTGAATCAGCAATTATTCTTTTAGGTCCTATTTTACTACAAATGTTAAGTATGATTTTAATATTTGCAAGTTATTTTTACGGTATGTATTTATGGTTTGCTAAAATGAGTTGGTTTTTTAAAACTAAAAGTAGTTCGGGTGAATGGGAAAACATTTCTTGGTTGTTTAGTCCACTTAGTTATTTTTTTGGAATAGTATTGTCAATAGTATTTATTATTTTATTTTTTGTTCTTGCTTCGTGGGGGTTAGTCATGTTTGCGATATTTTCTGTTTTTTGGTCTGTTTTTTCAATTATTGGATACAAGGGACAAATGAATGGAGAGAAAGCAAGTTTTTTAACTGTGCTTAAAAAAGTATTCAAATATCACAAGTCAACTATTACTATTTTTATTACCTTTTTAACTATAATATGTGCGTTGAAATATATTGGTGCAATTGGAGGTGTATTGTGTTTTTTATGTGCGTTGATGTTTTATTTTGGTATTATAGAATCTACGATTTATAAAAACGATGTCCCAACCAATCTATCTGGATTAACTTCTTATGATAAAGTGAAAAAAGTTTGTCCTAAGGTATCTAGTAACAGTTTTTTTTCATTTTTCTCAAGCGATGACATTAGACAAAAAATAAAAGAAACAGCAGATATATTAAGACCTTCTGTTGAAAGTGCAAAAGTTTCTTATGCTAATGCTGCTACTAATGCTGCTACTAATGCTACTAATTATGCTACTAATGCTACTAATTATGCTACTAATGCTATTGCGAATGCTACTAATTATGCTACTAATGCAACTAATGCTGCAACTAATGCTGCAACTAATGCAGCTACTAATTATGCTACTAATGTTGTTGCGAATGCTGCTACTAATGCAACTAATGCAACTAACGCTGCTACTAATGCTGCTACTAATGCTGCTACTAATGCTCTTGCGAATGCTACTAATTATGCTACTAATGCAACTAATGCTGCAACTAATGCTGCTACTAACGCTGTTGCGAATGCTGCTACTAACGCTGTTGCGAATGCTGCTACTAATCCTAGTAATACAGCTGCTAGTAATACAGCTGCTAATAATTCTGGAAATGTGGGAGGAAAAAAAATCAAATAATATAACAGAATGAAAATATAAAGGTAAATAATGTAAACACTTATGAAAAACAAAGAAAAAACGAAAAAAAAAAGCAAGTATCCAAAAGTAAGTATATGCACGCCCACATTTAATCGTAGACCGTTCATCCCTTATATGTTGAAATGTTTTCAACATCAAACTTATCCAAAAGATAGAATGGAATGGATTATTATTGATGATGGAACAGACAAAATAGAAGATATGTTACAAGGCGTACCCCAAATAAAATATTTTAAGTATAACGAAAAATTAACATTAGGAAAAAAACGAAATTTGGCTCACGAAAAATGTTCCGGAGATATAATTGTTTATATGGATGATGATGATTATTATCCACCAGAGAGAGTAAGCCATGCAGTAGAAACATTACAAAAAAACCCTCAAGCTTTATGCGCTGGCTCTAGTATTATGCATATTTACTTTAAACATATTGGAAAAATGTATCAATTCGGGCCTTATGGAGAGAAACATGCAACTGCCGCCACATTCGCTTTTCGTAAAGAATTATTAAAACAAACTAATTATCAAGAATCGGCCTGTTTAGCAGAAGAAAAACATTTTTTAAAAAACTATAGTATTCCTTTTGTTCAATTAGATACTATGAAAACAATTTTAGTTCTATCTCATGTGCATAATTCATTTGATAAAAAAATATTAATTCAAGAGGGTGAAACAAATTTTGTAAAAATGTCAAATGTAAAAGTAGAAGATTTTATAAAAGATAAAGATATTTATACCTTTTACATGAGAGATATTGATACGTTATTGAATATTTATGAACCTGGAAAACCTGAAAACAAACCAGATGTCATGAAACAAATGCAAGAATTAAATAATAGACGTCAGGAACAAATGAGAGAACATCAAAACAATCTGTTACTTCATAAAAAACAAGAGATCCAACACACGCAAATGAATCAAAGTAAAGTGAACGAAACAAATGTCATTATAGAAGAACTAAAAATGGAAAATACATTACTAAAAAATAAGTGTGAGTATCTGGAAAACAAACTTAAAAAAATCATACAAGAAATGATTGAAATGAAGAGAGCAAATGAAGTAATATATAAGTAAACTATATAAAGAATTCAATCTATATAGTTTATCAAGTATTGGAAAGGATGGAGTATGATAATTACGACCCACGAGAAGAAAATGATTTTGATGATAACAAAGAAGGGTTGGACGATTTCAAGAAATTTGATAAGGGGTATTATAAATTATACAAAAAAATGATGGATCCTATACGAAGAAGAATTAAAAGATCTGCAATCGAATTGTATGCTTCTGGGCAGCCAGGTTCAAATATTCGTAATGCAGTTACTGGTGAATACACTAAATACGTCGTTGGTAAGAGTAAAGATGAGAATGCATTCTTTAAAGTCAGTATTGCAACAGGAGAAATTAGTAAAATCAATAGAATGTTTTTTTATAATTCGCCGTCAGAGTATGAAAGACAATTTAACACTATTCTTTCACAAAATATTAAAAATGAATGGGAAAAAAAACATGGTGTCTAGTTTAGCGTTTTCTTGTGTTATTATTGCGTTTTTTCTTTGAGGTAAATTTTTTATACTTCCTTTTTTTTGTATAGCCTCTTCCTTTTAATATTTTTTTCAAAAACTTTTTTTTTGTCATTTTATTTTCAGGAGGTGGCGAACCTTCGGGTGTACGAGGAAGGAATTTAGGCGGAGGTCCATGAGGACTATGAGTAAATTTAGGAGGACCATCAGGACTATGAGGAATGAATTTAGGAGGTCCATCAGGACTATGAGTGAATTTAGGAGGTCCATCAGGACTATGGGTAAATTTAGGAGGACCGTCAGGACTATGAGGAATGAATTTAGGAGGTCCATCAGGACTATGAGGAAATTTAGGCGGTCCATCAGGACTATGAGGAATGAATTTAGGAGGACCATCAGGACTATGAGGAATGAATTTAGGAGGTCCATCAGGACTATGAGGAAATTTAGGCGGTCCATCAGGACTATGAGGAATGAATTTAGGAGGACCATCAGGACTATGAGTGAATTTAGGAGGACCATCAGGACTATGAGTGAATTTAGGAGGACCATCAGGGCTATGAGTTTTTCTCTGTGAATAATTCGATACTGACCATAATATTTTCTGAAAATATGTTTTCATAAAATCTTTTTGTAATACAGACATCGCAAACTCCAGACCATTTTTAGCAACTTCTTTGCATTTTGCATCATTTTTTAAACACCATTCAATCTTACTTTCTAAATCAGATAAATCATGTTTTATTTTTAAATAATGAACTCCTGGTTGAATTAAATGATCTACCCAAGAACGGTATTCGCTGTTCACTCTTAACACTAACGACCCTGTACACATAGTTGTAAGCAATCTGTAGGCATTCACATTTCCATCAATATGAATAATATATTTGTATTTACTTTGTTCATCCATAGTTAATCTACCAACTGGCTTAATGCCAGTATTTAACATTCCCAACCCATATTTAGGATCAAATTTGATAGACTTGCTATCAATAGTATTTCCAGAACTAACAATTCCGACGTTTAAATATTTAGATTTCATAAGTGCTAGTTTTATTCGCATGTTTGTTTCAGGAGTGTATCCACAACCAGAGGGTCCGCCTCTAAAAACAGCTTGATTTATAGTCTTATCATTCCAGTTTGTAGTAAATTTTTTAAATTCTGATAATTTATCAGACATAGCAATTTCAATATCATCATAATTTGGTATAGGAATATCTCTGTATCCATTTTCTCCTGACATACTCATGATTGGTATGTAGTCATTAAAATTGTATTTACCTAATGACAATTTACCTGTAACCATGGGAAACGGTTCTGTTCCATCATTTTTAAGTATGACAGCATCTGTTAAATTTAGTATAAATACTCCATTCGGTAACTTCATACCGGCTAATACTTTTTCATATATACTATCGGTATCAATAGTATCTGTTTGTTCTTTTAAAATACACTGTAGTATTCTAACTTTACTAAGATCTCCTAATTTGTTAATTATAAAGTCTTTTTGTTCCTCTGTAAGTAATTTATTTTTTTTTAAAATAGGTAACTGACGCGTTTTGATTGCTTCTACAAAGGTAGGAGATGCGTCGCTCATAACCAGTTTATAAATGACGAATTTGTTGTTTTTAATACATAACATATAACAAGGATGATGGAGTTTTTCAAATAAATAAGTTAAGGTGTTTTTTAACGCGGATAATGACATATTCCATTTTTTACTTTTTATTTCAAAAGGAAGTGAAGTATCGTTTTCATTCGTGTAAGATTCTTTTACGGATTGTTCTTCTTCTATATATTTTTTTCCTATTTTTAATGCATCTTCATAATTATTTATTTTTTTCATTTTATATATTTATATATTTTAATTATACGTATAAAAAATCATTTTCAATCCTAAATACTCATAAAATCCGGTTTACTTGAATTATGAAGAAAATATATAACTATGAATTATTATAATGATTTAGATGAATAATAATAAATTGTAATATATATGGTATTATTTTTATTCTTTTTAAGTGTAATTAAAAATAAAATAGATAATCTGTTTTGTTTTTCAAAAGATAATTACGTTTTCAAAAATAAAATAGATAATTTATCTGAAGGTTGTGATGAAAGATGGGGTATAAATACAAAAGATACCATAGATCCATACAAAGTAAATAGAGAAATTGAAAAATTTAATAGAAATAAATATAATTATGATTTATTACAAAATCTGCAAAACAATCATTCTATTTCTAAAAAACTCCATTATGTAAAAGAATATGAAAGCAATCTAAATTCTAAATTAGTTGGAAATTTATTAAGCGGATTAAAAAGCGAGTTTGAAGAGTTTCTATGACTATATTGAAGGTAATTCTGTTTCTTCTTCGGTATCTTCGCTTATTGAATCAGTTGTGTATTTGTTTAGATATCTAAATATCCGATTGATATCTAATTTACTAATTTCATAATTCTCGAAAATACTCAATAATTTATCATCGTCATAATTATTTTTTAGTTGAATAAAAAATCCCAATAAATCTTTTTTATCCATACCTAATTGCTGGCATAAATTTTGAATAAAAGTAGTATTATTGTATTCCGTTGAATACTTAGTGAGAACTTTTGTAAAACGAACCTCGGATGGTGCGTATTTTGGCTTTTTAATATCGATCTCATGGTACATTTTATTGTTTTTGAATGTTTTAATTAATGAAGACATTTCGTTAAACTGCCATATTTGTTTTTGAAAAGTAATTCTGTCAATATAATCCGCGAAACATATATTTTCTAGTTGTTTTAAATAAATAGGAATAGATTGCACCTTATCTATTTTTTCTAAAACGTCAATTATATTTTCATGCCATAATAAACCAATAATGGTACGGTCTGTTTCATTCATAATGTTATTGTGTTCATCAAAATTATAAGGTTGATTAATCAATTTATGAGTTATTTTTTTTGTATCATAATTATAATTTTTTATTTGAAAAATGTTCATATTAATGGTTCCATTCAATAAATTAGGATTGCTTTTGTAAATATGACATATATTATTTAATTTTCTTAAATCGCCTTGAACAAATTGTATGATATCGTTGACAAAATGCTTTGAAATATCTGGTAATACAGTTTTTATAATATCTTTTATTTGTTGATTTGTTGGCGATTTAATTTCAATTGTATGACACACCCTCATTAATTCTTTGATTTTTTTATCGATATGATAGTTTCCAATACAAATAATAGGATTCATACTATATTCTTCTTCTTTTTGTTTTTTGGTTTTTTTTGGACGTATAAGTTTAATAAGTGAATTGATGCCTCCCTTATCTCCGTTGTTCATACCATCTATTTCGTCCATAATAATAGCAATTTTCTTAATCTTCTTATTAAATAAACTCATTACGTTTTTATCCGACATATTACTACTAGTAATGCTGTCAATAATGTTTTTGTTACGAATTTCACCCGCGTCATAAATAATAATATCATAGTTTAATTCCTTTAAAATGTTTGTAATAAAAGTAGTTTTTCCAGACCCCGGGTCTCCATAAATGTATATACCCTTGTTAAGAAAAAAATTTTTTTTATTTTCTTCAAAATTTATTAAAATATCTTTCACTTGCTGAAATTTTTCTTCTCTATTTAATAATTTATTTATATTATTCATATTCATTTATAAAATATTCTTTTTATGTATTTTTTGTTTAAATCCATATAATAAATATATTTGTTATAGTTGTATTTATTATATTTTTACTCTATTTTACGAACATGGATTATTTACACCATAGTTGAGTCCATCCCATGTAACTTTGCAATTATTTGCCCATGTGTATTTATTACACGTGCCACTAGAACCCGTGAACGATTTACCACTAAAATCCATCACTTGATGCCCTTGTTTATTTTGATTTTGACTTTTACAAATTCCTAAATCTTTTATATTGATACATTTTTGTCTGTTTCCCGAACCATCAGTTACCCACCAATCAGGACAACTAGATACATTCGGGGGCCATGTGGGACCACTTACATGGATAATGTAGGCCATTACACACAACACTATAATTAATATAACGACAGCTATAAGAATAGTTGTTTGTTGAAAACTTGGCATATAAATTAATAATATAAAATAATATAATATTTTTCTGTTGGATTATTATAATGAATACTTTTAACGGACGTGTAGATATTAAATCCACTAGTACAAAAGATTTATTTGCTATGTATGATAAAATACCCGCCAATCAATGTGCTACATTTAGGAATCCTACTGAAGGATTATGGGATGATACACAATTATCAAGAGCCTTTTTTTCTTATGATAATATTGTCATACTACAGAACGGTATTCGCGCAGGTGTCTATCATATGTCTAACAAGCAATATTTAGTTGCGCCTCAAGATTGCGATTCACTTAAAATAGTGATGCGAAGTGTTTTTTTACAAAACGCAGTCAATAAACCTGGAAACATCACTTCGCAAATTAAAGCATTAAACCAATTAGTATTGAATTATTGTATTAAACAAGTATACAGCGAAGCTCAAGGATATTTAAAATTTTTATCGGATGCAAGTACATTAGTTGTACCTATGTCGCATCCTGTTATGCCTGATAATACCGACCGTGAATTAACTTTGAAACCATGGTTTTAAATTTTATTCATACAAAAAAATGAAAATAACAATTTGTTAAGTGTTAAAAATGTAATAATACTAAGCTAATATTCATTTAATGACTTTTTAACATTCAACCATTTTCAATTTTTTACCTGGTTTAGAAACAATCTTTTTCTTTTTGGCGTTTAACTCTTCACCAATAAGAATTCTTTCTCTATCCTCTTTGTATTCTAAATATACACTTTTTAAATTATCTAATTCTGTGTTCCACATATCACTCGCATGCGTGTTTTTCAAAATATTCAATTCTTCTTGTTTGTTTCCGTGCTCTTTAAATAATTTTTCTACGTTTTCTTCTGTAACACTATCCATCGGCATTTTTACTAAATATTTAAAATCTTTGTCGTTATCTATTACATCATATCCTTTTTCACACAAAAGCTGATTCACTTGTTCCTTTTTCTTTTTTCTCAAATCGATGGTGCCATCTAAATTTTCTTTGATGTATTTTGCTTTGTTAGATAATAAAACCAACTCTTTTTCTAATGTATTTATCATGTATTGTTTTCTGGTTTCATACATTTGCAAACGCGTTTCGTAATATTCGTCAATAATATCGGTTATTTTATTGTATTTTTTCAATTTATCTTCTGCATTAAACAAATGCATGTTTGTAGTAGAACTGGTTGTATACAATTTAAAGAGCTTTTCTATTCCGTTACATCCATAATCTGCGGTAACATTCTCCAGTTCCTCCAATTTTCCCTTTTGAAATAGAATAGTAAAATCTACATTCGTATCTTTACTCATGTCGTCGTAATCTTTTAACAGAGAAACTATTTTCTTTCCGGCCTTATCTTGGCCAGGTTCCATCAAATTCTCCAAATGTTCTTTGAAATTTTCTGTCCAGTATCCAACCGGCAATTCAGTTACTCTGATTTTATCTACACCGGTCTTTTCGTATTTTCCTTTGATTAAGAATTTTTCTTGAATTTGTTCAATCGTTCCTTGAAACCCTTCATAATAAGGAAGGAAGGCAATATCCACATTCTTATCCTCTAATTTCGCCTTTAAGTAACGAATAATGTCTAACGGATTATAAGACATAATGTCTGTACTGAATCCTGTTCCGATGCCTTTGGAACCATTCACTAGAATCATCGGAATAATAGGCGCATAAAATATGGGTTCAACAGGTGTTCCGTCATCATTCAAATATTTCAATATGAAATCATCAGACACTTGAAATATGTGTCGAGTTATTTTGTTCAAATACGTAAAGATATATCTTTCTGATGCACTATCATCCCCACCCTGCAATCTAGTTCCGAATTGTCCAGAAGGAATCAACAAATTAATGTTGTTCGATCCAACGAAATTCTGCGCCATCCCTTTAATGGCTTGATTCAGACTGGCTTCGCCATGGTGATAACAAGAATGCTCAGAAACGTACCCACTAAATTGCGCCACTTTTATTTCCGTAGTAAGATTCTTTTTGAACGCCGCAAACAAGATTTTTCTTAGACTTGTTTTCAGACCATCCATAAGATTTGGAATACTTCTATCGCAATCATACTTAGAGAAATGTGCAAATTCTTTGTTAATAAACTCTTCGTATTTGATTGATTTTTGACTGGTGTCTAAATAAGAATTACGGTCATAAACGGTTTCTAGCCATTTTTTTCTGTCGTCAGCGCGTTTTTTATTAAACACCATATCAATAGAATTATCGCTTTCTTTTCCAGTATGTTGAAATCCCACCATTTTTTTCTGTTCAAAATATTCGCGAAATTCTTTCCCGGTGCTTGTTCCTAGACCCTTGTAATATTTAATTTTCCATCCGTTGTCACTATTTGTTTCTTTCCACGATTGATATTCACCCTCATTATAAAACATTTTTTCTTGTGTTCCCTTTTTCGCTTTTAAAATCGGCGTATTCATAAATCCAATAAAATCGGGAATTTCATACAAACTTGGCCACTCAGATTGAAAGAGGTTAATTCCAAGACCTTTGATATGACTCCCATCTAAATCTTGGTCGGTCATAAACAATACACGACTGTATCTTAGATTTTTGTTTACATGTTCCATCGTTTTGTATTCTTTACCTGTTTCTAGTCCAAGAATCTTTTTGATTTCTGAAATCTCTTTGTTTTCAGAAATTTTTTTAATATTTTCTCCACGCACATTCAAAATTTTCCCTTTCATCGGATAAACACCAATCACGTTTCGGTCTTCAGATGTTAACCCGGAAATAATACC